CTCTTTTAGAGATGATAAGTCTCTAAAGAAAAGGCATACAAGCCCCCGCCGTTGGCAACTCCACCCTAGTGATAGGGACCTGGACTCGGCAGCATTATAAAAATAATGAAAACAAAAGAAACCACAAATGAAATAATTAAAAAGTTCTGTATTTCTACAAAATTCTTAATCATAGACACTTGTGATCCAATATCCAGAAGAATGCTCTTCCAGTGAGAGAAAGACTTTTTCATTTTCTTTCTCAAAATGGAGAGAACAATAGGACTACGGTCAACAGTATCTTACTTTAAAGAGCTAAGACAATGCTTCACGCGTTATCTGAGTGGAAACAAACACACTCCCTCTGAATATAGATTCAGGATTGGTGTTACCAACGATGGGATACCAAAAATCATGGGTGTAATGATTCCTAAGCTCAGAGAGGGTATCAATCCCTCTGAACTAAGGGTAATCATGACATACATGACCTTTGGTAGACTCATCGAGCTTCAAGAACAGAATATAGATGTCTGCTCTATTACCACACCACCAAAAGTCAACAATGTCATTGATATTGCTGACTTTAAGAGGTATGTTAAGAAAACAGTCACCTTTTATTCTGGTGAAACTCCTCTGAAATCCTTTGTACATTATCCTGTTATGTTAGGGCAGGGTCCAAATGGACCCGCAATGCGTGCATCAATAGCAGAGGCCAGACATATACCTTCACAAGCATATGAATGGTTCGCAGCGCTTGCTCCCGGACTCGAAAAAAGATTGAAAGATCTTTTGACGTACTTACCTGATCACCAGGAAGACTGGAACAAAAGATTTAACCTTACTGAGGTAACTAACTTCAGATGAGGGAAAATCTCCAGAATCCCTGATAAAGAAGGTAAGACGAGAGTAATTGCTACACTTAACTACTGAGCACAGTCCTCATTAAAACCTCTTCATGATAGCTGTGAAGCTATCCTGAAGAGTTTACCCTGAGATTATACTTTCTCCCAGGGAGGTTTTACTGAGAACACCTATTTACAGGATGACAACGTTTATCACTCAATAGATTTGAAAGATGCTACAGACAGATTTCCTAGATTTCTCCAGGAGGCTGTTATAGAATCTCTGTATGGGTCAGAGGTCTCAGGGGCATGAGAAAATATCATGTCTCAGGAGTTCTCTGACACCCGTAGGAACACTACAGTTAGATATGCTGCAGGGCAACCTATGGGTTCATACAGCTCATGACCTGTTTTTGCACTAACACATGGACTTCTAGTAAGTTATATAGAGTCTAAGGTTGGTAACAAGCATAGTAATGAGTTCTTTATATTAGGTGACGACATTGTTATTTTAAATAATAGTGTCGCGAACAAGTACAAGGAGATACTTCAATCCCTAGGTGTAGAATTATCAATCTCGAAAACATTGAGTAGTAAATACCTCTTTGAATTCGCAAAAAGATGATTCTACAAAGGGGTCGAAATATCCCCCTTCCCTATCAATGCTCTCCATGAGTCTCTAACTTTCCCTCCCGGGTTAGTTGAAACTTTTAGGAGCGCACTTGTTAAAGGATGGGATATCACCAGCGGAGGAGACAGGCCCGAGTTATTGAAACATATCATAAAAGCTCACGGATATCATCCGACTTTCGTCAAGAAGATAATCCATGAGTATATGTTATGCGCATCACTACCCCGTAGCAATGAAACCAAGGAACATAGATTTGAGAAGTTAGTTAGACTTCACAAGCTCTGTGGTTCACAAGTTTCATGTGGCGCATGACTTGAACAAGTCACGTGCAACACCCCTAATTTCGTTAGGAATGCTATTGAACTAGTGTTGGAAGACAACCTTCACAAAGTTCTCAAGGTGTTTAACATTCCCGAGGAATTTGATATAAACCTCGATGAAGGTGACTCACCAGGAGATCCTGAGAAGTATGTCAACCAGGCCGCGGTCAATAACCAAACCGCCAATCCCGATGAAAGATCCAGTTCATCACAATGCATGCCATTACTAGAGGTTATCAAAGTCTCTAGACAGCGCATGCTCGAGATGATAGGAGATGTTGGAGAGTCGATGAATCGTAAGAATCATCAATCAGTCTGAGAGGTACTTGAGACAAGTCTCAAGGAGTCTCCAGTCCTGAGTGTACTCTCCTCCAACGAGCTTTCAAAGGAAAGATCTCAGACTAGAATCCTAAAGGTAAAACGCAAAGTTATCAAACACCTTGTGAGACTCATCACCTCACACGATGCCGAGAGACTTCGCGCTCTTCAAGATTAAATTTCAAGTGTCTATGATCCTGAACGGGCAAAGACTTAGACCTCACAGTCTAGGCGGGCGCCCGTTCTTGTATGGCAAGCATTGATAATGCG